CTATACTTTTCCTTCTATACTTGGCTTTTTTGGTGTAATTTTTTCCCAAGGGAAAGTAGTTTCCCCTGGTTTGTAATCAAGAAGATGGCAAACAAAATAAGAAGAGTCAAGTTCTTTATTCCAAAGAATATAATCATTATTTACATTAAGCAAGAAACGATTATCATCCTTGTTTTCCATAACTCTAATTATATTATCTCCAACACCTATATTTGCAAGTCGCTGAAGTTTGTTATATTTTAACAACTCTGTCAAAACCATCTTCTCGGCTTTACCAAATGCAGAAGTAACATTTTTAGCTGATGATTTTGTTTCTTCAACTATTGCTTTTTTTGCGGCTTCGCCTTCTTCAATTTCAAAGTTATCAAACTTTACCATTTCAATGTTGTTTGCTTTGCAAAAGTCTTTGAATGTCACTCCTTTTGCTTTTAAGGAGTATCTTCGATTATACTCATCAAGCGTCATTCCTTTTGCAACATACATTGATTTGGCATTTACTTTTACCGCTAAAAATTTTTCATTATCTTTTGTTAAGATAGCACCAACAAAAACATTATCTGCACTTGCTTTCATTATGCCTCTCTTACTGAAATTTCAGCGGCATTCTGAATACAACTCCAAATTTTTGGGAGATTGTCAAAGAAATGAACATTCATTCTCAAAATGTTCATATTTGTAATTGGTGAAAGTTTTGCAATTATCAAATCATTACTTGTCTGACTAATAATTTTCAAAGCCTTTGCTTCAAAGTCAAGTGCTTCCTCCTCTTTAAGATTTGGAATTTCACCATTTGCTCCTTTAATAAGAACATCTACAATTTCTTTAATTTCCTTTGGCTCCATTTAGAACCCTTCCTTTTTTATATAAGATTTACTCCCATACGGGAATAATTTATTATACTACTTTTTCTTTTTTTTGTCAACCTTTGCTTTAGGTTTAGGTGGCGTCTTTGGCGGAAGCAATTCTTTTTCTTCCAACTTGTTTGGCGTAATCATATAAAAACCATCTGGAAACTCTTTTTCTTTATCTGAACCTAAATGCTGTTTTGCCGCTGCGGCATCTTCATACTCACCCAAAAACTGATTGACTTTGTATCTCTTGCAAGAAAAGCCAACTTCTTCTCTTTTTCTTTCAATTGTTTCATAAACATAATAAGCATACATCATATTAATTTTCTCCTACAAAATATAAAATTGGTGTTATAACTAATCTTGTTAGAAGTTTAGAAAATTCCCACAAAAACCAAAATGGTGAAACTACAAACATAAAAGCAAAGAAGCCCCAAGAGAAACTTTCGCTACTCCAATAACTTCTATGAGTTGTAACAACATAATCTTCATCATCAAAACCCCAGCTTCTAACTGTATCTTTAAAAGTCCAAGCTGGTTCTTTTTTTGCAAGTTTTCTATTTACAAATCTTAAAACAGAATTTATAAACAAAAACACATAACAAGCAACTGCGTATAAAATTAAAATCAAAAAAATCATAGTTATCTCCTTTTTGCATAAACAACTAATGTTTCTTTGTCTGTCTTTTCTTTCCAATAAGAAGCATAAGTTTTTATACCGAACTTGTATTTGTCTTTATCAAGATTTTCTCTTAATGTATCAAGAATCTCTTCAGCTGCTGAATTTACATTTATACATTCAACAATCCAGTTTTCGTTCTCATCAACATTAAAATTGATTACTCTTTTGTCTGTTATAAATTTCTTAGGTAGTAGTCCCATGTTTTACCTCATTTAGTTTTATAAATTGTAATTTTCTGTCAACTTTTTTTTGAAACTCTTCCAGTTCTTTCTCAACTTTTAAGTTTAACCATTTACCAAAAGCAGCAACTACAACTTCGTAATCTTCTAATATAATTATTACCTGCTCTTTTTCCAAGGTTTTCCCAAAGTTGTTAATTGCATAACGATAATCAATTTCATATTTCGTTTTTGATAAATCCAAAAATTTTTTAAAGTTTTCATTGTATTGTATCCAAGGATCTGCTATTGTTCCCTTTGCTTCAACAATAGCATTGTGCTTTTCTGCCTTGTTTACTTTTTCAAGCCACTCTTTAAATCCTGCTCTCTCTTTCTCTTTCTCTTGTCTTTCTTGTTTTGCACAAAGCATTATTAAACCTATAAGTAAGCCTACAACTATAGAGAAAATTAAAATATAAAAGCCAATAAAAATATAATAACCCATTACCAAACCGTCCACTCATTTACAAACCTTGGCGGCTCATCCATGATTTCTTCTATTTTTAAAATTATTTCTTTATTCGTTTCAAACCAATCGTTTATTTCTGCTAATTTATTTCCTTCACAATTTTTACCGAAAAGTAGCACGAAAGCATCTGCTTCATCACAATAAAAATTGCCTGTAAGTGTTAAACTAAAAGGTAAACCAAGTTGTTTTTGGATAATATCATTCATATCATCAACTTGATCGCCTTGCCAAAATGAAAAATCTTCAGGGCCTTTTATATTAAAAACTTCTTTAAGAACCTGACAGAATTTATCCTCATTTTCTTCATTTATTTCCCAGCCAAAAACTGCACTTGAACCGTAGTCTATTCCCATTATTTTCCTCCATAATATTTTTCAATTGCATCTGCCAAATCTTTAGCCTCTTTTTCAGTAAGCAAAGCAGGGTTCTGAATGATTGGTTCTACATTACAAATCTTGTTAAGATTAATTGTAAAATGACACTTTCCGTCTTTTCCCATACAATTACAACAATCTTCTCTTGCTGGTGAAGCTGGACAATCATAGCCTTTACACTCGGCAATAGCTTCAACAGTGCCGTCACTTCTCATAGAACGAGGCTCTAATTTTCCATTTACAAATTCTTCGACAAGTTTGCAAATGTCAAAATTTTCAAGATTATCTGGATAATAAATTCTGACAAAATTGTTAAGCTCTTCTTCTGAAATTTCATAAGAATTTGATTTATCCTCCAAAGAGTAAAAATAAATAACTGAAATTACAAATGCGTAAGATAACACGATTCCTAAAATAATTTCCATAGGAACCTCCTTTTAAGATTTTCTTGAATTATTTTAACATTTAAATAAAATTTTGTAAACCCTACTCAGCTTCTGCTTCTAACAGCATTTCTTCTATAATAGCTGGCCAACTTCTTCTATCGAATCTTTCAACACCAACTTTATCTCTCATAAAATGTTTTATTATTGAAATTACATCAAAATTTGTTTCGTCTGAACAATATTCAACTTCCAAATAAACATCTGAACCATTTACTGAAACAAGTTCACAATGAAGAAACTTTCCTTCTTCTTCAGCATAGAAAGAAACTGAATTTTTATCTTTTCTAAAGTAAGGTTTGAAATTTGTCATATCAACAAATTTCATAAAAGCGATTGTGGTATTTACAGGGAGTTCACCTTCAAACTCTTCATTCTTTTCATAATCACCAATTGTTTTCTTTTCTTTTACTGTCAAAACAACTTGTGTCTCAGGCTGTTTTATCGAAGGACTTAAAAAGTCTATACTGTATCCACGAAGCAAATTCACAACCTGAGTTGCAATACTATTCCAAACAACGGGATCTTTTTCATTAAGGTAATCAACAAAAGGAGAAGAAACAGATATAACATCTTTAAGCTCATATTTTTGTTCTTCTCTTGTTCTTACAATCTTTTCTGGTTTTCTTGGCGCAATTCCACCAAAAGAATAATATGTATCATTCTTTATAAGAAATTCACTATGTCTTGGATTAAGTGGTAAATATTCACGAAGAAGATTCGCTATCTGTGCATGTGTTACTTTCGCTTTCAGTTCGTATTCCATTTTTAGTCTCCTTAACTCTCTTTACTGCTATATTATAATAATTTTCATCTTTTTCGATTCCGATAAACTCTCTACTTTCTAGAGCAGCCGCTACGCCCGTACTTCCACTTCCCATGGTTGGATCAAGGACTGTGTCGCCCTCGTCTGTATACGTCCTAATCAAATATCTAAGTAATTCAACTGGCTTTTGTGTTGGATGAAAATGCTCTTTATCGTGCTTAAACTCTAAAACGTTTACAGGGAGTCTTTCACCCTTGTTATCAATTTCTTTTTGTTTTAGGTTGCATCTAACAACCGATGAAGCTCCACGATTTCCTAAGCCTTTTGACTTATAAGGTTTTCCTTCTGTCATCTGCGGATTATACTTCATGTTTCCTTTTGGAGAGTATGAACACGCTTTCTTTCCAAAAACACAAATATCTTCTGTACATTTTCCTGGTTGATAGCGTTGATTAAGAAAATTTGTGCATCTAGTTTTTTTCCAAATCCAATTATATTTATACATTTCAAGATTTGACAAAATTAACTGAGATGTAAAAGGCTGCTGTGCAAAACCAACAATTGCTCCGTCTGGCTTTAAAATTCTTTTAAGCTCTGGCCATAATTTATCAAAAGGGATAACATTATCCCAACTGCAAGCTGTAGTATTCTTAACGGTTCCAAAAGGTAAATCCATCAACACTAATTGTACAGATTCGTCAGGAACACTTTTTAATTCTTCAAGGCAATCGCCATTACATAAAACATAATCAGACATTTTTTATAATATCCTCATTTTTAAATTTGGTTTCAAGTTCTTTTACCATATCATAAAGTTTTTCAACACAATTGGGGCAGTAATGTGGAAATCTCCAGTCCCCATCATAATCACAAGCGTAAGCATTTATATGATCATTTTCTATAAATTCTTCCGAAGGGTCATATTCTCTTCCGCAATGTTTACATATCTCCTTCGCCATCTTCTTCCTCTTCGTAATCATCCATTACTTCGTCTTCTGTGTAAGTATCTTTTACTTCAAATTCTTCAAACACATAAGCTTCGTTATCATTCGGATAACCATAACATTTTTTTGCAACTTCTTTTGTGCAAACACAAATAACATCTGGCTCACCTTCCATCCAAGCATCACAACTGTGAACTACTATTACATCCATATTTACTCCTTTAAATAATCACTCAAATTTGAAACTTTCTTTAATTTCTTTTTTGGCGCGGCAAATAGAGTTTTTGGTCTTGTATCTCTTTCGCACTCTATCATCATTTCATATTCTCGATCATCAAAAGCAACACCAGCTGCAGTAAACATTCCATTATCTACAAGTATAACTGGAAGCTCATCTTTTTCAAGAAAAGACTCAAAATTTGGAACAAACTTTTCGGACCATATCTCGCAAATAAGTCTTCCATTTTTTGCGAGCCACTCTTCTTTTGTTTCTTTTTTTGGATTTACATATACTCCCATGTTAATCTCCATAAAAATTACAGTTTTGAACCGCAGTTAAAATTTTATTAATTGCTACTTTGCAATCTGGCTCTAAATCACTATTTACAACAGCAAGTTCTAAATTATTAATGTTGCCAACTTCTTCTTCAAGAAAAGCGAAACTTGCAAATACTTTATCGCTGCTCAAACTCATATTTACTTGTTTAATCACTATACATCTCCTTAAAATCAATTTCATCATTGTCAAATTTATTACAAAACTCTTCGTAAAGATCTTGGATTTCTTCTTCTGTTGGATCCTCGCCAAGTTCTATTTTTCTTTCAAGAACTTCACTTAGCATATCATCATCGGAAGAAATAAAATCAAATGCCTCTTCTTTAAAATCGCTAAAAGCATCTACATAATCGTTATGAAATTTACAGAGGTCAAATTCTAAGGCCCAAGTATCAATTTCACCACACCAACAAACTTGACCACAAACAACATCATCTCCGTAATTAAACGAATGTATTCCGAAAAATCTGTCTTCGTTATCATTCAACGAAATTACTAAATACACATTCCTCTCACTTTTTAGTTTTTCTACCATTTTGCTCTTTCTCATCTTGTTCCTCCAAGTATTTAAAACATTCTTCCATTTCTATAAAACACGGATCAGTTTCCCATTCCGTTATTTCTGATAATTTTTTTTGTTTCGGTTTTTCTTCTGCCACCACCTCTTCCTTTGGTGGCTCTTCTACTTTCTTTTTTCTTGGCATAATTTAATTATATCATAAAACAAAAAACCCGTCAATACTGACGGGTAATAAAATTATTCTTCTTCTCCTGACCAAGCCGCAACGCCATCTGTTGGTATTACGTTTCCTTGATTATTAAACTTTTCTCGAAGCTTTCGATTTCTTTCTTCAAGCTCCGCATCAATTTCCGCTTGCGTTGGCGGTTGCTCATAAAGTTTATCAAGGGCGCTAGTGTCGCTATAATCTTTCTTTGGTTTTACATTACTTCCTGTTTTTGGTGGCCCTTCTTTTTTGTCGAAAAACTCAACATCAAAATAATTATTTGAAATAGAAATTTTTGAAATATTATCTCTCTTTAAAATTTCTTTAATTTCATCTTTTAATTCTTTCAGATAACCCATACTTACTCCTTAATCATTTAAGAATTTTAATGCTTCACCTTTAACAAGCCAAGCGACTCCACAACCCGTAAGGGCTATAAGCTCTGCAATCCAATCTGTGTTAGGTGGCATCTTAACAAATTGTTTTAATACTAGAAGTATACAAGCCACAATAACTGTGCTCGCACAAACTCTATAAATTATATTTCTCTTTTTCTTTCCTGGTGTTACTTCATTACCACCAAGAGTAAACAAAAACATTTCATTAATAAAAAAACCTAAGAAAGCAAGTAAAGCCAAACAGTTATGAATGTTACCCGATACTTCCGATGTTAAACCAAACAAACCAACTCTTGCTCCAATTGCTGCCATTCCTTCATTATGACAAGGAACCAACAATAACCCAAGCAACCCAATTCCACTCATAAGGTTTACAATTCTATCTCTCCAATCATATCCCGCGTAAGTGCAGAAAAAGAAAGAGGAAACTGAAATTATAAACGCCATAACCATCATCGAATTAGCATAGTAAGTATCGCTTATCGAATACCACCAACCCTCTGGATTATATTTCCAGCCAATCAAACCAAACAAAACTGACAAAGGCGCAAGAGCAAGAACCATAACACCCATTACTCTTCTCTGCCAAATATACTGATTTTTTTCAATGTTATCTCTCATTTAATTTACACCTCTTCTAATTTATTTTCTTCAATTTTTACATTAGCTCCGCTTGTGGCAAGCATAACACCAACAACAGAATTAGCATTTTTTAGAGCTTCTGTCTGAACCTTTAACGGCTCAATGATACCCATATCATATGCTTCACCATATTCTCTTGTTTTTGCGTTGTAAGCTAAACCTTTTTCGATACAGTTGTTGTAAATAACATCGCCGTTTTCACCAGCATTTTTCGCAATCTGTTTTAATGGTGCCTTTAAAGCTTCTTTAATAATCTTAGCTCCACGTCTCATATCTTCTGTTGGATAGTCTTCATCATTAATTGACAAGTCTTCTCCAATTCTTGCGTAGTTAATTCCTGCTCCTTCAACAATACCACTTTCAAGAGCTGCCCTTACCGCACAAATTGCATCATCGGCTCTGTCTTTTATTTCCTTTGCCTCTGTTTCTGTTGGTGCACCAATCTTAATTGTTACCGCAGAACCAGTAAAACGTGCAATGCGTTTCTCCATATTTTCTTTGTCTTTTGTAGACTTCAAATTTTCTTTCTGATTTTTAAGTGTTTCAACATAAGCATCAATAATTTTCTGCTCGCCCTTTCCGCCAATGATTGTTGTCTCTATTTTTGTAACTTTAACAGTTTTTGCTTCTCCTAAAAATTCTGGTCCGCAATCTTTTAATTCGGCTCCAGTTGCATCTGTGATAAGGGTAGCTCCAGTAATTGTGGAAATGTCGTTTAACCAATCAAGTTTTGTTGAAGCATAGCCTGGGCATTTTGTTGCGGCAACCTGAATGTTTCCACTAAGCAGGTTGAGAACAATGATATTCAAAGCCTCGCCCTGAAGTTCATCACAAACAATAAACAATGGTTTCTTTTGCTCTGCAGCGGCTTCCAAGAATGGAACAATTTCATCTGCTAATGAAATCTTTTTATCTGTTAAAAGAATCAAAGCGTCTTCAAAATTTACTTCCATTTTGTCTTTATTGTTTACAAAATAAGGAGACAGCCATCCACTTCCAAAAGTAAAACCATTACTCTCTTCAATTTCTATTTCTGTTCCGCGAGTTGTTTCTGCATGAACTACACCATCTTTACCAGCAATTTCAAAACCTTTAGCGACAAACCCTCCAAGAACTTCATCATTGTTTGCTGAAATAGTTGCAACCTTTTCGATGTCACTTTGTGTTTTAAGTTCTGTTTTAGTTTGTTTAAGCTTCTCAATAACAAAAGAAACTGCTCTATCCATACCACGTTTAAGCTCAATTGGCTGACAACCAGCCTCAATTGCTTTATAACCGTCTTTTAACATTTCGTAGCCAAATACAACAGTTGTGCTAGTTCCATCACCAGCATTTTCATTTGTTTTTAGAGCAGCCTCTCTAACAACAGAAGCTCCAAGATTTTCTGCTGGATCTTTAAGCTCTATATCTTTTGCAACTGATACACCGTCTTTTGTAATGTTTGGTGTATTATATCCAACTGTAGCAAAAAAACGACCACAAGGACCAAGTGTAGAGCCAACAGCTTTTGCCATTTTTTCAGCACCTGCCAACCATTTTTTTCTTAAATCTTCATCAAAATATATTTCTTTCTTCATAATATACCATTATAAAAATTAATGGGCTTTTGTCAAGCCCATTATAATTAATCTCCAAGAGCCTCAGACATTTCTTGTTCAAGACTTGTTGCCATATCTTCAAAAGAATTTCCATCTTCTTCGCCAACGTCTTCGGTAAACTCTGTTAAGTCTCCCTTACCCAAGGCGGCTGCTTTTCGTTCTTGTCTCATTCTTTCCTCGGCTTCATCAAGCAAAGGTTGAAGTTTATCTATGTATTCTTCTTCGTGTTCTGCAAAAACTTTTAAAAAGTCTTTCTTAAAGAAAGGAGTATCTATAACACCAGGAACAACATATCTGTTTCCTGACTTTTCTGCAAGTTTAAAATCTATAAGAAGCTTTAACATTCCTGAGTTTCTAACTGGCCCATAAGCCAAATCAAGAATAAACCAACAGTTTCTTCCCTCTGTTCCAAAACGAGATTTCGTAGCTGTTGCTCTAATAATCTTCATAGAATTACCAAGAGAAGTTTTTCTTCTTTCTTTTTCCTTGTCCTCTGTTGCTGTATCTATTTCTTCCGAAGAAGCCATTTCTTGAAGTTTTAGATTTAAAGACGGATTATAAATAACAGACTGACCACCAGCCATTACCCAAGGATCATACTGATTACCAATGTTTGTATAAACCTTAGACGCAAGCAATACTGTCGCTCCGATTTCATTAAGCTCATCGTCGAGAGCAAACAAGTTGTTTAGCAATTTACCTGTAAGTCCCATATCCTGAACACCATCTACCTTTGTTCTGAAAGGCTTCATGTTAGAAATAGAGTCAACGATAATAAGAATCTTTTCTTTAGACCCTCGATATTTCATAGCATAAACTAATTTTTTCAAATAACAAAGAAGTCCACGAACATAAGTATATTTTTCTGTTACTAATTTAGAAGGAACATCTCTATCGTTTATCGCTTCCATTTTATCAGGATTATCATTTGCAACCCTATAAGAATCAAGAGTAGAAATGTTTACATATCTTACTCTATCAAGCGGCGCATCAACAAACTTAAACAAGCCTAAACCTGTTCCTCCACCTTCGGAATCGATAAGGACAATTCTATCAAACTGATAAAAATCTACATTATTCCACTGCTTTGCCCTTGAAGCTACGGCAGGCATTAAAGATTTACCTGTTCCCGAAAGTCCCCAAAGATTAGAAATTCTTCCACCAGGATAACCACCTCTAAGTTTCTTTGAACAAAGGTAGTTAAGAGCCCAGTTTCCAGTATCTACATAATAATCAACAGTATCGTCAACTTTTGATAAATCCTGCATTTCTGTAAATTCTTGCTCAATAATCGAATCAAAAACTGATACATTTTCTGCCACTTCTTTTTCTTTCTTTTTGGCTGCCATTAATTGCTCCTTACACTAACTTCCGAAGAAGTCATTTTAGCTCCACCGTTTATTTTTTGAGCGTTTTTTTCTTGAGGTTTTTTTTCTTTTTTTGAAACTTTTAAAACTTCCCCATTTTCCATTTCGATTTTTGCATCTTTATCAAGATAAATTTTATTTTCATCTGGCTTACCATGAATAAGCTCAACAACAAAATCAAAAACTGCTTTAATTAAAGCATAAGCAAATAGCATAAAAATAAAAGCTCCAACAAGCGCCCAAAACGGATGACTAAATACAAAATTATTTAAAAAATTTTCCATAAAATCTCCAAAAATAAGGTAGGGACAAATATGTCCCTACCGTTTAATTAAATCGAATTAAGAAGAGCGTCTATATCTTCACCATCATCTGCAGGTTCGTCTTCTGCTTCAACTGCTTTTGCTGGTTTTGAGCCATAAATTGCATCATCCATTTCGTCAAAACTTGAAGCTGTAGTTTCTTTTTCAAGATCGTCTTCTGAAGAACCGCCGCTCATGTATTCTTTCAATACTTTTGTAAGTTCTTCGGCTGTTTCAAACTCAACGAGCTGTTTATATTCCATTTTTGGAAGTTCAGCTAAAAGTGCTTTCAATTTTGTAGCATCATTAAATACAGGAGTCGAATTTCCTGAGAACATAGAACCATCATATTTTGTCTGTTTCTTCTGTCCTTTCTTATTAATAGAAAAATCTCTACCTGTTTTCAAGTCAAGAGGATTTCCATATTCACCACTTTCAACAGCAGCCATAATCATTTCACGAATTCCTTTTCCGAACTCATAGAACTCTGGCTTCCATTCGATGTCCTCTTCTTTATCATTCTTGTTTCCGCGAACGATAACACGAGAAACATAGCGTTCCTTAGCGCGAAGCTCTCCTGCCATTTTCCAAGCTGGATCTGGGTGATCTCTGTCGCCATTTGAGGCTTTGTAAAGTTGTTTTGATTTCTGACAGAATGGACATGTTTCAGCCTGGTGAACATTTCCGTCTTTGTCTGTAAGTGTTTGTTCCAAGCACATATAAGGACGTCCATTAACATAATGAACCATGTGCTTCTGATAGAATAGACTTTCACCAAAATTCTTTAATTTTGGAAGGAATCTGATTTTTGTAATTCCTTCTTTTTTTGGTGACCAATACTTAGATGAGTACTTTCCAGCTTCATCTTCCTGTTTCATAGCATCCAACATAGATGCTACATCATCGTTTCCAAACTCGATTTCCATTTATATCTCCTTACGATGCTTTAATGCTCTAATGCCCTACGGCGACCTGCTGCATCGTTATTTCCTTTATTATAGCAAGTTTGTTTTTTATGTCAATACTTAACTTGTTTGCTTTTTAAAGCCATTTGACGATTGTATCGCCTTTATAACCTTTCTCCCATACATACTGACAATAGCAGATTGCGCTTGAACTTCCATCATCTACTCCGTCTTTCCAACAATTTACTCTTTCTGAATTTACTAATACAAATTTTGGTGGATGTTTTTCAAACAGTTTTTTTCTTGATTTTCCTTCAAGAAACTGAACTCTTAATAAGAATATAAGTTTATCACCGTCTTTCATTAAGTCAAGTGCTTTTTCAACGGAAGCCTGGGCAAGTTTGTAAGGAGGATTACTTATAATAGCATCTGAACCATTTCTCATTTCTGTTTCTTTAAAAAAATCAATTCCTGTATCGCCAAACCCTCTATCAATTAAATCTGAATTTGCTACAACATTAAATCCATTTTCTTCTAAAACTTTTGTTATAGCTCCGTTTCCGCAAAAACTTTCCCAAATTTTCCAATTTTTACAATCTGGGTAATTTTCTTCTAACCACTTAACTAATTTTTTTGTTGCTGCAGGATCTGTCGAGTAAAAACCATTAGGCTCTTGAAATTTTTGACTCCCGTTTTTAGTCCCAAGAGTAACTAGCACCCCATGTGTTTTATTATCCATTACTTATTTCCTCCTTTAAAATTTTTTCTATATTAGAAAAATCTAAATATGAAATTTCTAACTCTCTAATACCATTTTTCTTACAAAATTGCCTTTTAACTTCATCTTTTTCTTTTCTAAGAGAAAGTCCTTCTAAACCTCCCCAACCGTCGACAACATTATAATGCTGTTCTCCTTGATACTCAATTAAAAGATTTTTAGACGGAACATAAAAATCAAAAGGTAACTTTTTTTTATATTTGCAGTCTTCGAACTTAAACTGAGCAAAATAATCTTTACCTTCTTTATATCCATTTTTAGCAAACCAATGTCTTATTCTTTTTTCGCCAGCCGACTCTCTGCATTTAGGGCATCCATGTTTTTTTAGATGTATTCTTGGTTCCTGCTCGAAAACACCATGCTTAGGGCAAATAATTTTTATTTTTGTATTTGCATTTTTATAATCTACTAAACTATAATTATATTTATCGTCATGAACTTCTTTTGCCTTTTTAATAAACTCTTCGGTAGTTGGCTTATATTTTTTTGCACATTTTGGACATCCTTGCTTTTGCCCTAAGTGTCTATGAACAGTTTGCTCAAAAACTCCATGAACTGAACAAATTATTTTTATTTTTTCTTCCGTTAGGTATTTTTTTTCTAAATCAACTAAACTGTAATCATATTTATCACCATGAAGTTTTTTTGCTTGTTTTACAATTTCTTCTCCCTTTTTTGAACTTTTACATCTTTTACATCCGCAGCCAGCTAAATGATGGTGTGGAGTTTGTAAAAAATAAATTTTACAATTTTTACAAAAAATAGTTAATTTATTTTCATAACCCACATAAACAGTTTTGCTATAATCATATTTATCACCATGAATTTCTTTTGCTCTTTTAATAAATTCTTCCGTTGTCATATAATTAACTTATTTAAATTGCATAAAAATCATCTTTTTGTCTATTAACAGTTGAGCCATTGTTTGTTCCTAAAGTTGTTAAAACATTATGAGTTCCCTTTTTCATCTTTTCTCCTAAAAAATTAAATCATCGGGCATTAATTCTGCCAATACTTCTTTTGTTATATCTTTTTCTTGAAAAACTTCTTCTTCTCCCATCATAGAACCATCTTCACCAGACCACATTTTTGCCCAGATCTTTCCATTTTGAATGGAAAAATCTACACAATCCCAGCCTTCTGCTCTTTTGTTAGCTATGTTAATAATGAAGTCTTTTAAGGTTTTATATTTTTTTAATGCTGATTTAAACTCACTCTTTGTCATACATTTAATTTTACCACTTTCGTTGGCTTTGTCAAGATTTCATCAATTTCTTTTTCGGTTATTTCTCCCTCTAAGACTTTATCTATATCCTCTTTTATATTTTTTTCTTGCAGCTCTCTTTCAAGATCCTTGTTTGTAATTTCAAGATTTTCACATTTTGTATTTAATCTGTCGATTTCTTCTTCTTGTGCTTTAAGAGCTATTTTGGTCTTTTCAGAAGCTTTATGTAAAAGTTTTTTAAGATCTTCCTCTGTGTATTTTTTATCAGAATTATTTTTTTCATTATACATATGAGCAAGTTTAGCATAAATGGAATCTACTCTTTCTAGTTCTGCCTTTAATCTATCACACTCCAAATCTGCGTCGGTGAAATCATTACTGAACTCTTCACATCTTGTTCTTAATTCAGCTATTGTTTCGGCGTCTTTTAAACGTTCTTCGTTTAATTCTTTCCAAGCTTCAATCCATCCTTCAGTTTCACAAACTTCTTGTGGATTTTCTTCAGCTTGTTCTTTCCAATAATCGCGTTCTTCTTTTAATTTCTGAATTGCTTGTTTAAAAAAATCAAGTTTGTCTAATACTTCTTTTTCTGTCATTTAAGCATCTCCTCAATAAAAAAGTCCCTTACTTCTTTCATTTATTCTTTGCCTTATACTATCTAAATACTTTTCTTCTTTTTCTTTTTGTTCTTTTATAATTTTTTGCTTGTTTAATTTTTTTATAACATTTTTTAACTCTTCATTTGTTAAGGTAATAATTCTTCGTCTTAAAAGATGAAAAATTTCTTCTTCTGTCTTTTCTGCAAAATATGCTGCACTTCTAATTATATAATCTTGCTCTTGTTGTTTTATTTCTTTAATTTCTGAACTTTTTTCAAAATCTTCTTTACTGTTATATATCGCAACCATATCACAACTTTTACCAAGATTAAAAATTGCAACAGATGGGGATTTAATTTGTAGAGCAGAAAAATTACATAAGGAACTATTTTTTAATTCTTCATATCTACTTTCATCAATTTCGGAATTAAAATAACCATCATATCCCATAGATTTTATTGCATTTATTAAATTTTGTCTATCTTCGCCCAAAACATGTAACCAATCATTATTTTTTAAAATCTCAAAATACTTTAAATACTTTGACATTTTGTGTTCTTGACAAAATTTTCTTAAATTTCCTTCATCCGTTTTAGAACGCATATTAAATATATTAGCAGTATCTTTTAGTCTATAAACCTCTACAATTCCACTTAGCCCAAAAGAGTAAGCCAGAGCATATATTAATCTCGTGGTTAAATAAGTTTCTTTATAAAACTTAGAACTCTTATCGTTATCTGCTAAACCACGGTAATAAAGTCTATTTTTATTTGTATATTTTTGCTCGCTAATTAGCACTTAGCATCTCCTCGATTTCTCTTACTGAATCATCTACTTTGCTACTAAACTCTTTTTCTTTCTTTTCTACTTTTTGTTTTGGAGCTATACTCTTTTTCTTTTCTTGTTTTTTATACTCTTCAAGGGTTTCTGGTATATCACTAATTATTTTATTTTCTTCTACTTTTGCATTAAATTCTTCAACACTAAGAACACCTTTTGAAACATATTTGCGATTAATTTTATACATTATGCTTTCAATGTCTAAATCTTCATCAAAATTATATTTTTCAAAAACTTTTCTTGTAATCATTGGTTTTGGCGTAAAAGCATAAATTAACAACTCTACCAATAAACCTGAAAACAAAATAAACGCCATAATCATTATTTCTGTTGATCCAAAAGAAGAAACGCCTTTCTTTTTTGAAACGTTTTCAAGTGTTGTTTTTGCACTGAAAGCATTATCAATAGCTGGTCCTAGTAAAACGAAAATCTTTGCAGATTCACCAACATCACCTGTATCGTTTTCATAAGCGGCTTTTAAATCTTTCAATGTTGTTAAAGCAAGGCTTGGGTTATCTTCACTAAACTCCACCATCTCTCCGCCCATTGCGTCAGGCCATTTAAATCTTCCTTGTAGATTTCTAATAGCAATTACCATTGCTTCTTTTGTTTGTGAGTCTAAAAGCAATAAATCATCTTTCGAAGTATTTTTGTTTAATGTTTCAATTTCGTTTTTTATTTGCTGAGCTAAAACCGCTTCAGAAGTTATATTTCTAATTTGGTTAATAGAAAGATTTCTACCAGCGGCTTTTACTCTTGTCTGAACTAAGGAGTTTTGCTTATCCCAATACTCATCAGGAATAATTTCTACACCATTCCATTCAATAATTTCTTTTGAAGAAAAAGCCACACCAGTTTCCTCAAACTTTGCTCTTTCGGCACGATACTCTTCAATAATAGGCCAAATTTTAGCTGCGTCTTCTTGAGCTTTTTTGGTAGAAGTTGTTCCAATTGCCGCAGAAGAATAAATAATTTCTCGTTGCTGAGATTGTCCAATAGAATTAGCATTAATTAATTCAGCTAATGCAGCAATTTCATCATTTGCTTTTTTAATTTCATTCTGATTTTTTCTGATTCCATCACCTACTGAAACTACTGACAAGCTCATAGCAGTAAGCAAAGAAATAGATATACAAAGAGCATGCAATGATTTCCAAAAGCGCCTTGGTTTTTTTAATTTACCCCAGCAAGTTATACCAAGTGCTTTAAAATGTGAAATTAATTCATCAATCTGAGCAACACGCATTGCACACCAGGCTTTTCCAAAAATAATTACCACAGACATTAATCCTAAAACTAATCCTGCAGGAACAACTTTAAATCCAAATATAGAATATAAAGCTACTGACAATCCGGAAAAGAAAACAATGTCAATAAATCCAGATTCAGCAGTTGCAACTAAAAAGGTTTTTCTTTCTCCTTTTTCTTGAACAGTGTCATCTTTAATTACTTTCTTTTTTGAATTAATTTTTTCTTTTAGATTTTCATAAATTTCATTAAGTTTCATAATTGTATTATATCCTGTTTTTTTAAAAAGTCAAATAAAATCTGTAACTACTAATAGTATTATGTAGAGCGGACAATTTTGTCGCAGCACGCGACAATTTTGTCTGGACGGTATGCAAAAAATATGCAGTTTTCAATTGAAAACTGCATATTTATACATTATTCACTTTTTTCTATTTTATCCTTTCTTAAATCTTCATATTTTTTTAGCTTTTCCTCATACTTCATCTTGTCCATAATCATTTTATAAAGTAAATTGTTTATACTTCCATTTGCTCTTGTTTTTACATCTATAATTAAATCAGTAGGATTATTTCCTTGAAAAGCTTGCCATCTAAAAGATTTAAGCATTTGATGAGCAACATTAATTGCATCTAAATCAGCTTTTAATTCTGTTTCTTTTTGAGCAATTAATTCTTTTATTTCTGCTTCATTAATACCATCATCTTTTGTAGCATTCTTTAAATAATCAAGTTCTACTTTATCAGCTTCATATTCTTGAATTCTATCATCAACACCCGATAAGAAGAATTTAGCAATTTCCATAACATAATTAAAAGGAATATGCTTTTTTAATTCTTCTTTATTCTGTTTTTTTACCCAAGTGTCTTTAAGAACATCGTAAGCATTTTCTGATTCTGTTACATCTTTTAAATCACTTGTTAAATAATAATTGATTGGATGTTCTTTTAGTAATTGTCCGTTTGGTAAAAGTTTCCAAATTTGTTTAATTTTTGCTGGATCTATATCTGTTTCAATACTTACATCTATATCTGAGGTATTTGTATATTGCCAGCCAACAGAGGATCCAATAATATGAATACTTCTAACGTGTTCTTCATAAGGATAACCCATTTTTTCTAGCCATTTATAAATAGGATCAAGAATTTGATTTTTTACTTTTGTTTGCAATACTTGATAATCTGGCCCAATAAACAAGTCTTTACATCTTGTTTCTTGAACAGGATCTAAAATTGATTCAAAAAGTGGTTTTGTTATTTGCATAAAATTTCCTCAACATTAACTTTTTTCTGGAGTCCACTCTAAATCAAATCCTTTTTTGACAAAACCGTTTCTTAAAAAATGTCTTTCATATTCCTCTATGCATGGAACAGTTATGTTTTTGAAGTGTCTAAATTTAACAAAACGTTTTAAATAATCTAAAATTTCTTTTGTTTTTCCTTGACGTCTAAAAATCTTATTTACTTCAAGGTGTGTAAGAGCGAGTTCGTTGTTTGCATTTTGAAAAAATTGCGCTACGCCAATTACATCTATATGATCTCCGTTTAATTGAGCCAAAAAATACCAATTATCTCTGTCTGTAAAGCTTTCAGTTTTTTCATAAGCCCAAGGAAATGAACTTTTAAGAATTAAACCTCTGTTATTTAAATCATTAAAATCAATTGGTATTGCTTTAATAGGAAAATTGTTTTCAAGTAAGTCTTGAATTTGCTTATCATTTTTATTTTCTATGGCCATCTTCTTCTCACCTTTATTTCTTTTTGTTCTTGCTGCTTTTTTAAAAGTTCTTTATATAAAGAGTCAAACTCATATTTTTCTGCGGGGCAGCCATCTTCGGGATTAGATAACATATAACAATCCCAAAGCTGGTTTTGATAGTATTTACAACTATAGCAATAAGGACAAGAGAAACATTTAATTATTACTGATTTAATTTCATCCACCTATTTATCTTTAAATAGATAAAGCCATCTCTCTCTCATCTTTTGCTTTTTGATAATCTTGTATCAATTTTGCAGATACTTCGCAATTCTTTATTACCTTTACAAGTAAAGAATTTAAATCCTCTGTTAATTTTTCACTCCCCTCTAATTCTCTTTGAACTTCCTCAACCACCCAATTAAGTTTCCTTATGATTTTTTCGTCTTCCACAGCTACTCCTGTTTTGTTAACTCTATTTGGGGCAAAATCTCACTTAATAATTCAAAATTCCAAAAATAACCTTTTTCATCTTCGCCAACGTATTGCTTACCGCAAAGGTGATTTTTCCCAAGCCAACTATTGTCTGTCGTAAATAAATAAATATATTCAGCAAATATATCGTTGTCTACTTTATTAAGATAGTCATCAATCGAATCATAATGATAAGATTTTGGCTCATCCTCATAGCCTTTTTCATCAAGAACATAAGAACCACTTCCGCGAGCAATGAGTGCATCTACTTTTTCTTTTGTGTCAAAGTTTTCAAGTAAATCTTTTCCGAGTCCATCAAAATAACTATCAAAATGATTATAAATTGCATCTACTGAACCATCTTCGTTTAATCTTCCAACATATCCTCTTGTGCTCATCTTCCATCATCCTCCATCATTTTTTCTATAAAACTATCATAACCAATTAGCAACTCTTGAGTTGCTTCTTTTAATTCTTCTTCAGTTTCAGAGGCTTCTATTTTATAGAAGCACTCTTCCCATTTTTTTGTTTGCATATAAGCATACCAATATGGTCTATGCATAATTATTCCTCAACCCAAATAGCAAGACGCTTGTCAAGAATTCTTTTATATTCTTTCATAACTCTTAGTTGTTTAGAAAGTAATTTCTTTTGCTCGTTAGACAATGAATCTAAAAGTTTTTTATGTGCTTCCCAATTTTCAGATCTTACTTTTCCAAGAAGGTTTTCGAGTTTCGTAATTTTTTCTTCAAGTTCGTTTCTTTCTTCTTTTACTCTATCTTTTGCAGTTGTTAATTTTGTTTCTTCCATATTTTCTCCTTTTATTTTTTAATAATCCCAAGGTAATGAAGTTGTTGGAAGATTTTCAAGACACTCATCGGTATCAATATGATGGCATTTATAATAATTAAAATTATTATAATAATTTCTTTCAACTTCTCTCACAACATCACCTATCGCATTTCCCTCTTCTTCTTTAAATTTTTTTATGTCTACCAACTTAAACGAAGGTCTTTTATTTAAAAAACCTTTTGGAATAATTTCGTTAAGTTCGTAAACAATTTTATTATAAAGATCAAGAAGGGCATAAACTACATTTCGGTATCTTCTAGCCATCAACTTGTCTGCTGAAATCATTTTTGATTTTTCTTCAGCAAGTTTATAAAATTCTTCTTTTTCTTTTTCGAGTTTGTCCTTTTCTCTTTGCAACTCTCTTGGTTCTTCTGCTAATCTCCAAGTTTGTTTCTTTAAATGTTCCATGCAGTCTTTACAGATAATTCTTTTATCCTCAAGAGTTTTATGGTCATCTGCGCAGCCACCGCAAAAATCACAAGTGTATGTATATTTTATTCCCATACCCTTTCCTTAAAGTGATTGCAACAGTTCTGTATAAGAAATGATTTTTGTTCCATTCTTTATTGCTTTCTGCAGTTTAGAAGAGCCAGAATTTGGATCGGCGCAAGCCAAATAATCCAAATCTTTTGTTACTGAATCTTTTACATCATATTTACCCTGACATTTTTCCGTAAGTTCTTTTCTCGTAAAACCGGAGCAACTTCCGGTAAAACAAATTGTTGGCATACTCATTTTTTTACCTCCACCATTATTTTCTTCTTCTATTGTAACATAAACGCTTTCAAAAGTAAAGTATTGTCTTAAAGCAATAATTTCTTCTTTGTTTTTATTAAAGAAATTTATATACGCATCGGCAATTTCTTCACCGATACCTTTAAAACTTGTTATTTCTTCTTTTGCCTTACAAGAAAGAAGCATCAAGTCGTCAAGAGTTTTGTTTCCAAAAAGCAAGAAACGTTTTTCATCAAGCATTGGTTCATCAAATATAGCCAAAAACTTTGCGGCAGAAATTTGCTTACCCATAACGTCTCTCATTTGAGTATAAACCTTTTCTCCGTTTACACCACCTGCATATTTATTTAATACTTTCTTGTCGTCGTTTTTACACATTTCTAAGAAATCTTCAATTGTAATTCCAGCATCTTCAAGCTTTGAAACAAATGAATCTCCCGCACCTTTAATTCCAAAGACTTTAAACATTTTCTTAAAACGATGACCAACTTTTCTTGGACAAGTTTTTGTAACACACTCTGGAACTCCTGAGTCGTTAACAACAATTGATCCACCACAAACAGGACAAACAGTTGGAACTGTAAAAGCGTTTTTCTTTGGGCTTATTACCAAATCAACCTGTGGGATAATAAGACCATGCTTTGAAATTATAACTTCTGCGCCTTCATAAATACCAAGAGAGTTCATAATGTTTACATTAGCCAACGATGCTTTTTCAACAGTTGTTCCTTCAAGCTCTACTGGTTTTACATAAGCAACTGGTGCTAAGTATCTTCCGCAAATCTGCCAATCAATTTTATTAACAACAGTTCTTGCACTTTGAAGGTTTGGTTTAAAAGCGACGTTATTTAATGGAGTATGTCGCATCAAATCATTTTTATCTACTTTATTTTGTTTAATTACAATTCCGTCGCAAGGAATTTCACCATTTGGATCAAGATTATTCTTCCATTCAATAAGCTCTTTAAGAGATGGGTTTGCTCTCCATTCTGGAACCTGGAAACCGTTATCCATTAAGAACTGTAATTTATCTACTTCTGTTTTGTCTACAATGTTGTCATCATCGAAAACATCATAAGCAATAAAAACAAGTTTATCCATATCTTTTCCATCAAGACGTTTTACAATCCCAGCACATTGATTTCTTGGATTTTTTCCGTCAGGAAAATATTTGTTAAATGTAGAGCGAAGCATAGCAACTTCTCCACGAATCTTTCCGTTAAAAGGTGTGTTTAGTGTATGAAGAACATTAGGAATTTTTGAAATGTTTGTAGTTGTATCTTCGCCATATTCACCGTCGCCACGAGAAATCGTTTGGCAAATTTCCCCACTTTTATAAACAAGCAATTGCCCGCAATTATGAACCAAAATTCCATTAGCAAAATAGTTTAAATTTTTTGTTCCTATATCATATTTTTTAGAATTATTTGTTATTTTTGTTATTTTTGTTATTTTCATACATTTCCTCCAAGATAAGATCATTTATGTTATCAACAATTTCTCCATCCGCCTTTGCATGTTTGTTTTTTAAAACATCTTTTTCCCAAATAGTAATTATATTATACCCCATATTTTTTGCATTGTCAATTTTCTCTTTATCAAAAAGCCAGATGTCTGAAACTTTTTTTTCTTCTCCAAAAAACGGAATAGTATCTTCCTCGTTATAAATAGATGGATTTGCGTGCCAATAATCTCCATTTACCTCAACTAGCAAATTTAGTTCTTTTATATAAATGTCATATAAAAAAATTTTTCTACTTGTTGCTTTTTCTAAATTAGGCAAACATAATTGTGTTTCAATACTCCAGCCATAATCTAAAAGCCTCTTTGCTACGTTTTTTTCTAAGTTGGAAACACAGGAACTATTTTTATTTCTTATGCTTTTTTCTAACCAAGTTTTTCTATCGTCATCGGAAAGACTATCCCATCTCTCTTTTAGTTTTTTACTTATAAGCTCCCCACGTGTTAAACCATATTTTTTTAGCCAAACGTCTTCACTGTTAATTTTTTTCTTTACTTCTTCAAGCTGAAAAACGTTATCTACACCATATTTTTCTTTTACTGTTTTGTTTCTTTTTAGGTATATTTTGGATTTTTTTCCTAATACATTCGTATCCCCATATTTTTTTAGACACGTTGCTTTTATTTTTTCATTTCTTTCTTTTAAAGAAGCCGATTCTTTTAGAGTCCTTGGTTTTATTTTAAAAATTTCATACAATTTTAAAGTTTGTTCAAATTGTAAACCATATTTTTCTTTAAAGTCTGTAAGAGACATTGTCTCACTTTCTTTTGGAAAAGAATTTAAAATTTCTGGGACGTTTTTTTCATATATGTCCTTTAAAGATTCTGAATAAGTTTTATTATGCTTACTCTTTAAATGTGATGACAAACCTCTACCGCTTTTCATTATTTTTTCACAATAAGGGCATTTTGTAAATAATTCCATAAATCACTATCGAATTAAAAATCGTTATCTATCTTTAATTCGTCTCCTATTTTTAACTTATTTAAAGCTCTAAAGCATTTAAATTCTGGTAGATAAAATTTATGGTTTTCTGTCGCTATAATTTTTATTCCGTTTTCAAGTTCTAATTCATACCATTCAAAATCATTATCATTAATCATAAAGCTGTCAATTGGAACCAATTCAATTTCATTCTTTTCAAAATTAAATGTTTTTATCTTACATTTTATTTTTTCTTCTACGATTTTGCCAATCGGGAGTTTCCCCAAATCTGTGTCCAAAATTGTTTCATAGTCAAGACATCCGTCAATTTTTAACTCAGCAAGAATGTCATTATGAGAATGTTTATCCCACCAAGCATTCATCTCTTCTTCGCTATTGCATTTATCAAGAGTTCCCATAGTGATAGGAAGTTTTATTTTTTGAGTAACACCTTTTATATCTGAGCCAATCGGCCCTTTTAGAAGCTCTGAATCTGGTTGCTCTGTTTTTAATTTTGCAATAAGCAAATCATAATCTTCATCACTGATAAGCTCATTACCCTGATAGTAATTATCTGCAAAATTTTTAATTTTTTCTTCTAATTCTGTCATATTTACTCCTCTGAAAAATCTTTTACAAACTTTACACCATTTGGTGGCATATGCGATAAATAAAAATTTCCAAAATCTAAAAAGCCATATTTTTTATTTTGGAAAATGCCTGAAGCACTAAAACTAGCATACATTGGAAGCCCTGCTTGCAAAAGGTCTTTCGCAATTTGCCCATTTGCATTATCTAAAAAATCAACATCAACAAAAACCTGCTTAGTGTCTTCATCATATTCAATGTCTTGAACTACACCAGCAGCTTCTTCTATAAAGTTTGGGTCACCACCTTCTCTAAATAAAAACTTACGATCACTTTCTTCCATAAGTCTTTCCCTGTATGCTTCTGTCGCCTTTTCCAAAACACTTGCTGGAATAATTCTTCCGTCTTTATCTGGAACTTCTGCTACAGCGGCTAATAATTTTTTATATTCCATCATATATATATGTAAAAAACAACCTCCATTTTAAATTTAATTTTAAAAGCTGAAACGCTTCTGTTATTATTCTAGTTAATTGGTCTGTGTTATGATACAACAACAAACGATCTTTGATTGAACTAATAGCCTCAATGTCTTTTTCCAATCTGTCGTCTGAAAAATCTTCTGCATTAAAATGTGCTTCTATATCAAAATCTACTCTATGTTCAGTTATATTTATTTTTGCTAGTAAAACATTTTCTTGTTCCATAATAAAAAACCTGAGTTAATTATAACTCAGGTTTTTTAAAATGTCAATTATGCCTCTTGGAATTCATAATCATCTTCAAGGTTCTTACTTGATTTTCTTATAACTCCGCCACGAGCGCCACGTTCAGCATATATATCAAGTAGATCGCAAAGGTTCGTAAATGCAACCATTGTTTTGCCGACATATAAAGCCATTTGATTAAATGACTCTGCTTTTTCTTGCTCGCTCATTGGCGAAGAACAAATTTCCTCCATTGCATTTAAATAACCAGCGATGTTGTTTGCTACTTCTTTTGATTTTGTTATTTTTTCAAGTTCATCTTTTGTAAATGGTGTTGGCATTTTATTAACTCCTTTTTTCTTCTTTTGCTAATTTTTTTCCAAGTTCCTGCATTTTCATTCCGACCTCTGCTCTCACTTCTGAAATAGACATCTTATCCCAATTAATTTTAAAATAAACGGTGTCATTGCTTTCTCCGTTTCTGTTTTTATCAGTTTTTATACGATATAAACCTTCAGTGTGTTCTTTGTTTGTGTATTTTTCTTCAGCGGTTTGTTCTATTATTAATACATAATCTGCAGTATCCAAAACACCACGAGATTCTGAAATGTTTTTCGAAGATACAACTGCTTTTGAACCACCACTATCTCCCATGGCGTCACGATTTAACTGAACTGCAGATATAACAGGGCAATTCATTATAACCGCTAAATTTCTTAATTCCTCAGCAACAGTTTTATAGTATTTATAAGTATCAGAAGAATCTTTTGTTTTGTCGTTTGTAGATGTAATCATTACATAATCTACAATGATTAAATCTGGAACCCAATCTTCATATGTTTTTAAATCCATAAGAAGTGTGGCCATGTCTTCAGAAGAAACAGTATTTGCAGTTTTTGCAAAAATTCTAATGTCTCCGTTGCATTGGTTTATTTTATTAAAAGCATCTTGCTCGTCCATATCTAGCAAGTCTTTTGTTCCAATTTCAAAAATGTTTTTGTAAATTCTAGCAGATAAACGTTTAGCGTTTACCTCAAAAGAAAATAAAGCAATTTTTTTATTTTCAGCAAAGTTATCAACCGCAAAATGCTGTAACCAAGTTGTCTTACCTGCGCCAGGAACACCCGCAACAAACCCAATTTCACCAGGCTGAATTCTTCCAAACTTATTATCAAGACTCGGAGAACCCCAAGTGCATCCAGAAAAAGAATTCTGTGTTTCTTTTATCATTCCAAATGTCAACGGTATATTTTTAATAGAAACACCCAAATCTTTATCAAGGTTTACATTTACAGCATCTGACATAATTTTTGAAAGATTTGAATAGTTTCCTTTACTTATTTCCTTTTGGCATTTTGCTGCTGCTTCTATAGCTCTTTCGTTTCTTATAAAGTTTACAGTTACATCTTTTATATAGTCTTCTGAAAATTTTGAATAATCTATTGTTTGAAGTTCGTTAAAAAGTTTTTTAACTCCCTCTTGTGTAAAAATGTCATCAATTTTTGTTTCTATCTCTGAAAAAATAACTTCCTCTGATGGCATTTTTTTATACTTTTCAGAATACTCAAAACAAGTATTTACAATAAATTGTAATTTTTTATTTGTAAAGTAAGAATCTTTTTCCCAATTTTTTGTTGTTAGGTATTGAGCTAATTTTAAAAAGGTTGACCTGTCTTGATAAAAATAACCAACAACCATTTTTTCAAGAGTCTCTGAAGAAAACGTTAAGTAAACTTTTTTATCTGGAATTTCTATTGCTTTTTCTGTTTGGTTTGAAGTTTCATTAATAACATCTTGCTTCTCTTCCTCTTGCGGAGCCGCGGTAATGTTATCATACTGTGCTAATAATTCATCAATTTCATTCATATTTTTAAATTATATATTTTCTTTTTTGTTTGTCAATTCTTTTACAGTATCAGTTAACTCATTAACTGCTCCAATTAAACCTTTTAACAGCTCTTCTGTTAAAGAAGTATCTTTTTCAGACTCCTCTTTATCGAGGTCTTCTCTAAGGCAGAAATCGCAAAGAATTGTAATATATCCAGTGTTGTTAGATCTTACCATTTCCATTCTATCCAAATAGAAATCTGGATGATTCTCTAACCAAGCATTCATATCTTCTTTTACATCATAAATATTATCACCAGAAAAAGCCTCAATACGGTCACAAGGTTTTTTATTCGCCATTATTTTCCTCCTCAAAAAAGAAATTATTTGGAAGTTCATTTAAGAATTCTTTAAACCAATAACATTCCCAACCATTATGAGTAAAAATTGGGTCTAAACCAAAACCCCAATGTTTTTGATAGTCTTCCATAAATTCTTTTTTTACATAAATAATACGCTCGTGAAAATTATATTTTACGATTAGCATTGGCTGCTTTCCAACCGACTCTGCATCGTATTCTGCCTGTTTCATCCAAGAGTGCAAATCAGAACTTTCATTAAACAAATCCCAAAAACTTGCTTCTGCATAAGCCTTATGTTCAATTGTAAACTTGAAATCTTCTCTCGAACAATAAACATCGCCAACAAACACTAAATTCTGACTTTTATTTAATTCTTCTTTTCTATAAAAATTAGAGCCCCCGACAAACGCGCCACTTGAAGGACTTCGATGAAAGTTTGTAAAAGAAAATCTTTCATCAAGAATTTTTCGAACCTCATTTTCAGCCGAGTTACCTTTCCTCTTAGAATTTATTCCTTTCTTTCTTTTTGTCTTTTGAGTTTTTATAGTTGTTTCAACTTCTGTTAAAAATTCGTCTTCTAAATTATTTTCCATAATCTACCTCTGTTTTTATTATAAATTGTTTTAAAAAGTTGTCAATAAAAAAGGCAGCTTTTTAGGCTGCCAATAGTGAGAAAATTATTTTTATTTCAGCAATTCATACTGAAACAATTTATCCTTAATATATTTATCGTAAAACTCTTTTAAATCTTCTTTAAATGAAGTTATTTGGGCATCAAGTCTTGGGTTGCGTTTCTGCATAAGAGTTTGTCCTTTCTTATTTTTAACGTCAGTTGGGTCATCTAAATTTAAATCATTAATGATTTGTGCTAAACCATACTTCCAATTAGCGTTATATTCTTTACACTTCTTTGCTTCATTTAAAACATTATCCCAAGAACGCTTCAAGGCAAGCCTGTGTGGTTGTTTTAAATCGACAATTTGATCTGCTTTTGAGTTTTGCGATAAAGCCATTTCGTTTTGAGAGGCACCAGACCAACACTTATTCTTATCAGTCAAGCAACACCAAATAAAACAATCTTCAAGAAATTCGTTATCGTTTTGATAAGCGGTTCCACCATCTCCACTTTTCATAATTACTTCTTTTTCTGTATAATCTTTACAAGTATAACAGTTAGCTGCAAAGAGGGGTAATGCTTGTTTGATGTTATTAGTTCCAAGTATTTTTGTTTTTAGATGTCCTTTTGGTATTATATTGCCCAAAGTTCCGTGTTTAAAATCTGGTGTTCCACTATAATCATGAAACTTACAAATTTCGTTATTGTCATCACTAAAAGAAGAAAACAAAGACCCTTTACTTATTTTCTTGATTAAAGAATTTTCAAGTTGCCAGCTATCATTAGTTGCATCTTCATTCTTCCAGGACATTATAGATATACCACCCTCGGTAGCATGAAAATCTGTCCTATTTACAATAATTCCTTCGTTAAATTTTTTATTAATCAATCCTTGACTTTTGAAGTATTTAACTGGACTATAAACTACATAATGATCAAAGAAGTATTTAAAACCGCTCCAAATAAATTTGTTAGCAAGATCGTTGCTTGCAGTTCCTTTCGCTTCCTTCTTCATTTCTTTTGTTATATAGTTTTCGTAAGAGCCTTTCTGCGTTTTGCCGCTTCTTGTGGCTTCGGCTTGTGGTTCTCCATACGGTGGATTTTCCAAGCCAATAACTACTAATTTCTTTCCTTTCGCTTCAGTTTCTTTTCTTACTTCTTCAATTTTATCAGCAAGTTCTTTATTAAAACCTTCGCTTAAAGCATCGCCTGCAGGCATACAGCCTTCATCATCTATTGTTTCGTCGGCTGGCAAAATTGCTTTTACACGTCCTTCATAAAGACCTTTTAGAGTAGTTTTCTCAGCATAAACAATTGTGTTTAAAATACAATGACTGAGTTCGTCATCGGTCATAAATTTTTCAAGATTTCCAGTTCCAGCGCATCTATCAACAATAACATAATCCTCGTCATCATTTAAATTATTAATTATGTTTCTTATATAATTAGTAGATTTCTCAACAGCGTAATCGGGTGTAAAGAAAGCTCCAAGTCTTTTCTTCAAAGCAGTGCTTCCAAGACAATCAAGAAGTTTTCTTTCCATGTTTCCATCTGCTTGCCAGGTATAAGGTTTTATATTTAAAACTTTTGGATTAGCAAGTTCTGCAATAAAATCATCCTTGCTCTTTCTGCCCATTCCCTTTGCTGAAAAGAAAGCATCATTGTAAGAAACAATAGAAGTTTCATCTATCCAGCCTTTTTGGGTTGTTGTATCTTTTAACCAAGAATCAGCACTACTTGTAAAATTATTTAAATCGACTGTTAAATCAAGATTTTCTTGTATAACTGCTTTTGAAAAATCTTCTTCTTCCAAATCAAAAACTGTATACTTTTGCGCAGCAGTCATAATATATACACCATACTTTGGTATTTCTAAACCTTTGGCGTTGTATGATTTTACATACCTTTTCATTTGTTCAAAAACATCTTTGTTTGTTTTCGCAATAACTTTAAATTCTACCAAAGAGCCCTTTAAACCAGTTTTTGGATCAAGTATGATTCTTCCGTCTGTATTACAAGAATAATCAATTGTTCCTTCTGGGTAGCCAATTTCATTATAAAACGCTCTCATAGCGTCAAGTTCTACTGGGTATTCATAATATCTCATTTTAATTTCCTCACTAAAAAAATTATACTTTAAAACTTATTTTTTGTAAAGTCTAATTATAGTTTCCTCTCAGTCTGTTTAATTGTCCAACAAACTCTCTTTCTGTCAAGACTGTCTCAGTTATTTTATTCTTACCCATTGAGTGTGTAAGAACGCAGCCAAGACTTGCTCTCAATGCTTTTTGAAAGCCTTCGTTTTCAAAAAGACAATTGTAAGCCTTTGTTATTAAATCTTGGTATTCTTGCGAATCTCTTTTTATTTCTTGTCCTTGCCAGTATAGAGTTTGTGTTCTCCACCACTTCTTTTTCTTTCCTTTAAATTTTGCTTGTTTACCAACCATCTTACAAACTTCTTTTTGCATATCTGGATTGTTAAACTTTAAGGACTGCAAAAAGCCCTCCATCGAATTGCACTGTATTCCGTCAATCTCAAAAGGGTGTGGAGCGAAATTACTTAATGCAGAAGAGGGCCAGCCTGTTCCACTTCCAATATCCATATTTTATTTTACTCCCTAAGCATAATCTTCAAAATCTTGCTTTATTTCTTCTTTCATTCTATCAATTGTTTCAGCAAAAAAATCATCACTCTGTAAAAACTCTTCGCCAAGAGCTTCAAGAATTTCTTTTATTGCCTGCTTTTTGCCATCATTAAAAGCAAAAGCCTCAAACTCAAAGTCTGTCCAGTCTCCCGGATATTTATCTTTAATATAATCTGTTCCTACCATTTATTGTTCCTCTCTTTCAAGATCTTCATGGTCAACTTTTTTTATTAGTTCAAAATCATCCCATTCAAATTTGTCATGATCATATCTAACACTTGGTCTTCTTCCACAAGGAAGAACAATATAAACTTCGTTCGACCTTTCGCTTTTAAATGCTAATGCTTTATTTTCTTCCGAAAAATTTTCTACTTCAATTGAAACTTCTTTTGGGTAACCTCTATCAAGCCAATAGGCAGTATTATCTGAAATTTGTATCGTTTTATCTTTAAATTTATACTTTAACATTCCAACTCCTTAATTTTATATTTATATAATCTTTTTCTATTGGCTTAATTTCTCTGCCAAAGTTTATTTGAATATTTTCATTATAATATTTATTATAAAGTTTGTCATTAGCTACATCATAATAAATAGCGCTGTTTGAAAGCAACCATGTTTCCTGAACTTCCTCAAAAGTTTTACAAGGAATAATATGATCTTCTAATTTCCAAAGGTCAATTTCTTTCTCTTTATATTTAATTCTAAGCCCGCCATACATATTAACATTTAATATATACTTTTCATTAATGGTGTTAATATCAAAATTTTCGTTAACAATAATATCAATATCTTCGTAGTGGTCTTTTATTCCAAAAATGTATTTTACAACTCCGCCACACAACAAAATATTTTTATTATCAAAAGGCAATTGCTCTAAAACTTCTTTAAGCCTAAAAACATTTATTTCCGCCATTTTTCTTTCTCTCCTTTTTCGGTTTGTTAAGTTTTTCCATAATAATTTGTTTTGGTAAGAAGTTATAGCAATAATAAGAACTACTAAAAGTAGGGCTTCCCATTCCTTTACCATTATGGATAAATTCCATTCTTTTATCAAACATTAAAAGTTGCAAATCTTTTCCCTCAAAAACTCTGGATGGGCCTCCGTCATTCAGCCAAGTATTTGACATTATCAAAGCAAATGGTTTATTAAAGCTCAAGGCTCTTTCAAAGATTTTTGCTTTGTTTGTAAATGGCGGGTTGCTTACAATACAATCCCATTCTTCTTCAGGCTCGTAAGTATAAAAATCCTGCCCGTCTTTTATATGACTTCTAATTACTTTATGAGTTTTAGAAATTTGTTTTACAAACTCACTTTCTTCTGTATCAAAAGGACACCAAACAACAGCGTTTTCGGGAATGTATTTTAAGATTGGTTCTACACCATAGGCTGGTGTATAACACTCATCATTCTTTCCTTCACTGTATAAAATTTCTCCACTATTCATTTACTCTCCTTAATAAAAACGTCTTATTTTAAGTTCTATAAGACTATCACCATATTTTTTTCTTATTTTATTTTCTTCTTTAAAAACCAATTTTTCAAATTCTACAATATTTGTTTTCATATAATTTGTTTTAATTTCAACAGTTTCTTTAAAATAAGAATGAGTTAAAATCTGTTTCGTAGTTCTAAAAAAGATTTCTGCTATTACCATGTCCTCTCCAAAATTTCTCCACTATTCATTACTTTCTCCAAAATCTTCTACATATTTTCCATAGTCATCGACAAAATCTTTGAATCTATAAGAAATTTCCGCTCTATTAAATTCACTACACTCTTGCGATACAACATCTGTAACTTCTACTTCATTAAAGATCTTTGAAGTTCCATCGTCATAACTAATTGTCATTTTTTTAGTTTCATTGTCGTAATTGACTTTTGTAATTTTACGCTGCGCTTTTAGTTCCTCGTCATTCACAAAATCTTCGATCGTTCTTACTGTTCCAATAAGACTGTCATATACTTTTTGCAAGTCTTTAAAGTCTGTTGAATATTTTACCATTCTTCCCATTTAAATTCTCTCTAATATTTTTTCTATATACTCTTTTTTGAAATTCCACTTTCCGAATTCTATTTGCTGAACTATTTCATCTGCAGTGAAGCCAAGGCAGCCCAAATAAGAAACTGCACTTGCGGCTTCTTGATAAGAAAGAGTTCCATCGTTTTGAGCCAAAGCCCAAGCCCTTTGCCATTGTTCCTTTTCTTGACTGCTCTCTGGCATAGAAGCAAGTTCGTCTATAATCAAGCTGTTCTTTGGATCTCTGTCCACTTTATGTCTTTCTCTATATAAGTCATGCAGTTTTCTTTCTGCTTTTTCAATTTCCCAGCCTTGATCAAAAATTGTAGAATCAAAAACTATTGAGTCATCTTCAAACAAAAGTTTTTGCAATACTGTTTTGCCACCTTTTATTCTAACACCGTTTGGCTTTCTTGTAAGTCTCGATGGGTTTGCACAAGCCTTATCTGCTACCCCTGCAAAAAACTTGTCGTTCAACTTTCCCCATAGCCATTTATAATGCTCTATATTTTCTGGGTCTTCATTAATTGTTATTCGACAATGCAAAGACTTATTTCCACTAAAAACTATTCTGTTTAAAATTTTCTTATTTTTCAAAAAAGACGCTCTTTCAATTTGCTCTTTTAAAGTGGAATTGTCGCACTCAAAAATAAAATTTCTCATAGAAGAAACATTTATATCTTTTCTTGTTCTTAGTCTTTTTATCAACTGCTCTTTTGTTGCTTTTTTTTCATCAATTTCCATTTCTTCCGCAAAACTTGTTATTTTTAATGGATTTAAACACTCAAACTGATAAGCTTCTGTTTTTGGTGTAGAACAAAACACCCCCGAAGAAAACTCATCTTTATATATTGCGTTTGGTAAATCAACAAAATTTTTCATCTTAGATAAATTTTACAACATAAAATAAAAAAAGTCAACACTGTAAGATGTTGACTTTTTTAAGGAGGCCGAGAATGAGTGAAAATTTAAAATCTTCTCATCCATTCTTGATTAACTTATGTTATTACCTCATCTATACTTTGGAAAATTGGGCAATTCTTTATACCGCCAGAATCATAATGCTTTTTCTTTTCTACGCAATATAAAAAATCACCTTCTTTTTTACATTTGTTGCAATATACACAACCCTTAAATGGTGGTAAATAAAATTCACAATTGATAATTATTGAAGAGCTATCAAATTGTCCAAAATTATTTGTATAAATCATTACGATTTTGTCTTCATATTCTACTCTTTTTTGGAAAGAACTGCTGCTCAAAAGCTCTTTATCTATAAGTTTTTCTAGTTTTCGTTTTAAACAAAATCTTTGATCATAAGCATATTTTAAATACTTTTTATTTGTTGTTTTAAATGAAAAAACTTGCTCAACTATATCTTCTTTTAGGTTATATGTTATACTTACAAAAAATGGTATTTTCTTTGCTATTTTTAATTTTGTTGCCATAACTCTATTATACACATATTTAAAAAAAAGTCAATAAAAAAGGCTACCATTTCTGGTAGCCCAAGAGGTAAAATATGACAATCTTAAAGATAGTCTGGGCGATGCTCACCCACAACTTCTTTTCCAAATGTTTCATTTTGATACTGCTGATCGTAATTTCTAAATATATTTAAAAGACTTTCAAGCAGTTCGTTTGTCTTTTTTTGTTCTTGTATTAGAACTTTTAATAACTCTTCCATTAAGAATCCTCTTCTACGTCTACTTCCTCTTCGGAATCCTCTTCAGCGTCACCACTTCTAATGTTTTCCATTGCTGCCCAAATGTCTTCTTCCTCTTCAGCAGCTCCATTATAGTATTTTTGCATAAGTTTGAAAAGTTTTCCAACTTGACCAATTTTACAATCAAGAATGTCTTTTACGGATTCTTTGGCTGCTTTCTCAGCTTCTGCAAGTTCTTTCTTTTCGTCTTGAAGCTCCAACCAAGCACTAAACTGTGCCTTTACTTTTTTCTTATCTTCTGCGCTTAAATTATAATTCATTATTTACCCTCTTTTGTTTTATTTTCTTTACACTTATCCATCTGCTGACGCATATAAGCAGCATACTGCTGAATTGCTTGCTGCATCATTACAGAGCCAGTTTCATCCTGATAAAGGCGATTTTGAGCAAGTTTTTTTACAGGATTAAAAAGCTGTAAGTGTCCATCGCTACAAGCAACTAATCCAGTTTCAGACTCTCTTCTCATTTTCTTTAGCATTTTTCCGCTAATTTCATCTCTTCTTCTTTCTCTCTTTTCTCTACTTTTTCTTCCCATATTTTTATTTTACTCCTATTTGTATTTTTTGTCAATCATTAAGTAAAGCCATAATTTCATCTTCAGCAGAAATTTCGTTGTCGCCATTAAGCATCATACTTATTTCACCCGAAACTGAAGCCCATTCATCCAAACATTTTCTAAGCGCGTGTTCAAAGAAAAAAGCTTCAACACCCTGCGAATTAAATTCGTGATAATCTTCCTTTTCAAATTCTTCTATTATTTTATCGTGATATTCTTTTGGGTATCTACGCAAATCAACAATGTCAAGAATTGTTTCATAAAGTGTTGCATTATCACCCTTTCCCATAATTTTAGCCCATTCTGTTTTATCTGTCAACATCTTTTCGAATGTTTTTCCGCCAACTCTTGGCAAACCTTTAATGTTATCAGAGGTATCGCCAACAATAGCTTTTTCAACAATAATGTTTTTATTATAATTTTCAGCAGTTGTAACTGCCACACATTTTGAGTTAGTTTGGCTCATTGGATTATAAACAGAAACACCGTCAAAGAAACCACAAATCTGCGTAAGGTCTTTATCTGACGAAACAATATTAACCTGCTCATCTTTAGAAGTAAAATACTCAGTGAGTTTATAGATTACATCATCACCTTCGCAATTTTCTACTTCCATTACTTTACAATGAAAGTTTTTAAGTAAATCTTTATAATCATTTATAAGCGGCCCAACTAAAGCATAGTTAGGATCTTCTTTTGAAGCCGCTCTGTTCTCCTTATAAAGCGGATACTTTTGTTTTCTCCAAGCAGTAGAATGCTTACCTTCAAAACAAAAAATCAAATCTTTATAGGCGGTTAAATAATCTTTTGATTTCTTAAATAACATATGATAGAAAAGCCCCAAATCTTCTTTTTTTATTACATAATTAAGATCGTGGTTTTTTTCCTGCATCATTCTTTTAAACGCGCCCCAAGTTATAAAAAATAGGTTACTACCATCAACTAAACATACTTGCATTATACCTCCATAAAATCATCTTCTAGTTTTTCTTTTATTTTATCTAAAAGTTTTTCATATTTTTTTATTATAGATTGTTCTTTATTAAAGTCAATAAGCATACCGTTCTTTTTTGCAAACTCCATAAAAGATTTAGAAAAACAATACACGCATAAATCAATACTGTCTTCCGCATAAGAATTTACAACTCTATTGCTTAAAATTGGATTATTTAACACATCGGCGATTTTTCTTCCGTTAAGAAAAACAAAAAAAAGTTTAACTCTCTCAATCAAATCTTTATAAAACGTATCTTTTATTTTAATACTTTCAACTTTATTTCTTTCATAAGCTTTCCAAGCTGCGCTAGAAACAATTTGCGGCGGATACGGAAAATCTACATTATAGTCAATACTATATTTTACACTTAGATCTATAAATTTTTTATAATTAAAGCTCTCATCTAGTTTATGCTCTTCTATAAGTTTTTTAAAATACTTTAAATTTTTTGGTAAAAATTTATTTTCATATTGCCAGCCGAATAATTTTTTTATTTCATCTTCGTGAAGCACGACATCTGGGTCTATATGCCTTTTGATATAATAATTAAAAAAATAATAACTACTTATCTTGTAAGCTAAGTCTTCCATTTTTCACATCCTCTTCTATAAGCTTTTTATGCGCATTATATATTTTTTCGATTTCTTTCCAATTTACTGTTTTGGCAAAATGTTTTGTAAAGCACAAAATGTTAGGATTTTCATTCCCATTCATTGGCCCAACCCCGCACTGTTCAAACTGACGAAAATTGGCGGCCCAATCGTATGTTTTTCTTAATTTTTCGTCAATACCCATAACTGGGCAAGTTTCACAATTATCACATTTACTCATATAATAAATTATATAATTATATAATTTATTGTCAATAAAAAAAGCGGTGCATTTCTACACCGCCAAGGATATATATAAACAAAATGGTGTTATAAGGTAAACGAATTAGCTACCGTTCATTTACCGCCATTAAGAGCTCTACTGGTTTGCTGTTTGTCCAACGCCAGGCTGGCTTGCCATCTGACCAGTTGCCATTTGTTGCTGAGGCTGTTGAACTTGCTGAGGCTGCTGAGCCTGTTGAATTTGCTGAGCCTGTTGAGCCTGCATTGCTTCTGTTTGTTTTTGTTTTAATTGCTGAGCAACTAATTGCTGAAATGACTGAAATGGCTTCAATAAATCTGGGTTATTTTTTAAGCTCATTGCAGTTTGCTCGTTTTGCTTGTTTAATTTGTCTAAGTTTTGAATTTCTTTTGCTATAAGTGTTGGATCCAAAGCTTCATTTACCAATTGTTTCAATGTCATATTATATCTCTCCATATCCTAGCTGGACCCGTAAGTCCAAAAGCATTTAGTATATTTTTTGCTTCCGCAGAAGTTAAAAATCTTTCATCTTCAATTATCTTTTCTTCGTTGTTTTCATCGTTTTCAATTACATCTTTGTCGGTTCCGTCATATTCTGAATCATCCTTTTCTAACTCTGGGCTTGGTTCTGACTCAACAATTGGTTCTTCAATAATTCTGTCTTCTGGAAGTTTGTCAAAGTCAAAATCATCAAACTCGTAAAAACACTCGTTCCCCTCGCTATCTATACAGCGAATCAAACCGTCATCTGTTTTAGATAACGGTGTTACAAGAGAACCATTTAATAAATCTGACAATTCGTTATATTTAAACATTGTTTTTTCTATAAATACTTGCTAAAATTTGCATACAGCGTGCCCACTCACCCTCTGTCATTATCTTTGGAAACTTATATGTCTTTCCATTAATCTTTATATTAACAGGGCCATAGTTTACACCTTTATAGCTGATCCAGCCGCTATTATTTTGAGCTTTTCTATTTTGCTCAGCTTCCCAGCCCGCAGCATCTTTGTAATCTTCTGGGCAAGGTCTTTTTATATATGGAGCAATCAAACCTTTAATATGATCACCTCTAATAACAGCGATATATCTTGTTTCATCTGGTCTATCTTTATAATTAGATTTAAATTTTCTAGAAGTATTTTGAACATCTGTGATTTGATGTAATTGTGTTCCTCCATTTCTTTCTACGGATTTAAAAGTAACAAAAGTTTTAGCACCATTGTCTGTTACAAACCAGAAGTCATTACTTTTTGAAAGCTCGTTAAGGTTAAACCTTCTAGCATCTGAACGATTTACAATTTTGTTTGCTCCGTCGCTTTTTTCTTGATAAACTTCTGGCATATTTTTTACCAAAATATTGTAATCTTTGGCAGAAACAGTAACGTAATTACCTTGAGCACCATATGTGTTTCTTTCGCCCGTCATTTTTTCAGCTTCTTTGTAGCCTAATTTATTAAGGTATTCTTTTGTTCTTTTTTCCGTTAATCTCTCTTCTGTATTTTGCTGCCAAGGTTTAATAGCCAAAGACTTAATCATTACTTTCTTCCATCTTTCTGGAATTTCTGGTCCTTTTCCATGTATAGCCGCACTAAAATTTCTTAGATCGGCATTTGTAGGATTAAAATCTTTTGAAATGTTTTTGTGTAAAAAATTTTCAACACTCTTTTTAAAGTTTTCGTCGGTACTTGTAATTTTTTCTATATTATCATCTTCTGTCTTTTTTCTCTCAGATTCTAGTTCTTCTTCTGTTTTTTGATGTATTAAATCTGATTTTGTGTTATAACGATACAAATCTTTTTTTAAAATTTTAGCCTTTTGAACATCTTCTGGCTTTGCGCCTGCCCTTTCACCTTTTTTTATGGCTTTTAAATCTCTTCTATAATTAGCCTCCCTTTCAGGGTCTCTCTTGAGCATTGTTGCTAAATTTACTTCTGATAATATATATTCTACTTCATTAAAGTCCATGTAATTAACTTATGAGATTTTTAATAACATTGTGCATATTTTATAAACATCATCTAAAGAAATTCGTTTTCTACCATGATCTCTATAATTAGTAAAAATCAAATCTCCATAAAAGTATCTGTTTCCATCTACAAAAGCATTAAACTCATTTACTAATTTTATTTGTTGTTCTGGGGTTAAATCCTTTTCGCATTTTAAAGTAGCAAAAATTCTGTCATTCTTTTGCCCCTTATAAACATATCCTGGTTTATATTCTAGGCCAAAATGTTTGGTTCGAGTATCTAAACATCTAACGTAAATATTAGTATTTGCTGGCTCGTCACCAATCACGCGCGAAAATATAGATTTAGTTCTTTTAAAGAAATCAAAAATTTCCCCACCAATCCTATAGCCATATTTTCCATTTAAGCTGATTGGTATTTTATTACCGTTTCCCCCATTATTAAAAACAACTATACTGTTATCTTCCTGCTTGCCTTTTTTAAAATGAAAAGAACAAACATTGTAAGTAGTGTTTTTAAATACTTGATATGTAAAATAGTTTACATAATCCACATGATACTGAGAAAAGAATTTTTCTCTTACTTCTCTTGTTGCTTCGTCTGTAAAAAAATTAAGTGGGATAATTAAAATTCCTTCTTCACAGCCCATTATGCTTAATATAGAAGCTTTATACAAATCATCGGTTTGATACTTATCAAAAATTTCTTTAAATTGATCTGTTTTATTTTTTGCCAAATAAGGTGGATTTGTAATTACAACTTTACCTGTATAATCAATTGGATTTAATAAACTATCTCTATACTTTACTCTTGGGTCTTTTACATCTATATCGTAAAGTTCCCAATTTGTGTTTGGGGAGTATTCAAAAAGATCGCAAGCGCCCGCAAAAGGGTCTACTGCCTCTTGCGGGTAAAAATCTATCCCTTGTAAAATTTCTTTATAGTTTTCTGTAAAATGCTGCGTTTTTTTTAAATCACTCATTGCTAAACTTCCTATTTAGAAATGCCTGAACAGCGTTCCAAGAAGTTTCGGCTGGAAAGTGAAGAATTTCTACAATAGAGCATCTTTCGGTAATAATAATTGTTAACCCTTTTGTTCCTTTTTCATAACCGAAAACGTCAAACTCTGGTGTCATTGTAAATTCTATATAATTGTCTTCATTATTTATTTCTGAGTATGAAACTGTTTCCGTATTGTAGGCCACATCTTCATCCAATTTATATCCCTGAATTTTAAACTGAGATAAATCAGCAAAACCAATTGTTTCAACATCTACTCCTACCATAATTATCTCCTAAAAATGATCTACAAATTCTTGATTTATTTTTTCAAGAAACTCTTCTAAAATCTTATAATCATAAAACTGCAATCTTAGTTCTACTTGTCCAGCGCCTTCTTCCACTGCAGACAGTATATCAACTTTATCGTCACATTCTTCACTTGTCAGGAAATTTAACGCATCTTTTGTCATGGGTGTTCCGCCTCTCCAAACACTGGTTTTATGTAATAAATATGATCACTTGGCGCAGCCATAGGTTGCTCACTGATTAAGGGTGGAAGCTTAATTATAGGAATAGTATATTTCTTTAAAGATTTTTCTTGTTCCTTTTTCTCTTGTTTAAAAACTTCTACATTTCGTTCTTCTTCGAAATCTTCAGCATAACCTTCTTCAAAGTCTTCTACATAGTGCCCATCATATTCTCTTATAATTTCTTGAACTTCTTGTTCTTGTTGTTCTTCTTTCAAAAAACTATCAGCAACATCTCCAAAAAGAGGGCCCTTTTTTACCATTTCTTGATAAGAGTTTTCAAGCATTTGTGCAGTGTTAAATCTTTCTATGTCATTATCAATGTCTTTTGTGAGCCAAGACCATCTTGCCTTTATTTTATCTACTTGAGATTGCTGTGCTGTATCTACCTCTCTTTTAGTCATCTCCAAAATCCTTTACATAGTGCTGCCCTGGATCGAGCTCTTTATCTTCTGGTTCTAGTGCTTGCGACATAACTGGAGAAGAAGTATAATATACTGGATTTACCCCATACATCCCCGTCTGGGCAGAATTACGGCATGCCCACATAAATGAAGACGCAACTTGCGGATCAAAAAAGCGTATTCGAACTTCAGCTGCTTGCATATTAGGGTCGTATCCTGCAGCCTCTATGTTACAACTTTCAAGCATCCATGAGTTTGGATTATTTAATAAAACTTCTGCAATATTTTGACTACTGAGCGTCATTGCTTGCTGCTGCACTTGTGCCCTAAGATTAGACATATCTGCTAAATAATCTTGATAAACACCGATACTTGACGTAAGTTCTATATTATTTCTTTTTAAAGCTTCTATAACTTTTTGCGAAATCCCCACTAATTACTCCTTGGCTGGTATCTAACAAGCATCGCCCTAATAGTATCTGGATTTGTAACCCAGTTTCTACTTCCAAACAAAATACCACCATTATCATCTGGATAAACTTTCATAAGATAAAAACCCGTCAAAAGTTTTTCCTTTATATGTTCATAGTATGACGCAAAGCAAGGAATTGTCAACTCCTCTCCGTTGCAATCTTCAGCAGTTATAAAAACCATCATCTTTCCATTCTTCTGCTGATGACATCTTAAATCTTTTACATGAACAAATACATAAGCAGATGCCTTATCTTCTTCACGAATTTCATTAAAATCTCTTAAACACTTATTAAGAGATTTTAATTTTTCAATTTTTGCAACCATATCATCTGAGAATACTCCGTGAAAGAAACTACCACTAAGATAATTCTTTTCCATTTCCATATATTCTTCATTTGAGGTCTTACCATCTAAATAATGATCTTCTACACATTTTTCCCAAACTTCTCTAAGTTTGTCTGGATTTTTGCTTGTCTTTTTATCAACATAAAATTGCTCTGTGATTTTAAGATACTTTTTTCTTTCACCTTCAGGTATTAAATCATCAAAAGCACCACCACCAATTAAAGCAAGAGTGATTCTCTTATTAACCTTAGTTCCAAGAGTTTTAATTATAAAATCAATAATACTCTTATAACCACCTTCTCTATGTTCTATAATGTTCTTTGCTGGTTCTTCACCAACACCTTTAATTTCATTAAGCCCAAATCTTATTTCTTTTTCAGAAATTGGAGTAAAGTGAAGATTAGAACTATTTACATCAGGTGGCAAAATTTTAAAACCATTTTTTTGAGCAGATTTAATAGAATCTTTTATAACATCATTTTTTGTTGCGTCATATGTTAAAGATGCAGCCCAAAAATATGGTTTAAAATAACGAGACATATAAAGAGTCTCACAAGCAACATAAGTATATGCGGCGGCGTGAGATTTATTAAAAGAATAAGCTGACAAAGTAATAAGATCTGCAGTAAACTCATCAATTTCCGCAGTTGTTAATTTACTCTTCGCTTCTTCTTTAATTGTATTAACCAATTTATCCCAAGCGTCCAAATCTTCTTGCTTTTTATTTGCCTTACCGAGTTTCTTCAAAAGTCCACGCGCGTAATTACCCTTTATTTTTCCATTTGAGAGATCTTCTACGAGTTTCATAATCTCCTCTTGGAAGAGGATACAGCCATGAGAATCTTTCAAGAATTTAGATATAGGCTCTGGATACTTTGATCCTTCCGTTCCGTTTGCCACGAAGTCGTCAAACGAGAACGAAGAACCTGGTCTCGACAAAGCATTTAAACAAGTGAGTTCGTCAAAGTTTTGAGGAATTGCTCTCTGAATCATACCAGATGCAGTATTACCTGAAAACTGAAATATATTCGCTTGACTCTCATTTACTTGTTGGTATAACTGTTTATCTTCATAAGACATTCCATAATATAAAAATTCTTTTAATTCTTGCTTACTGACATTTTCTTGTAAAATTTTCATGATTAAATTATACCCCTGAAGCTTTATTTTGTAAATATGATTTTGATACAATTTTTACAATCCCATCGTCGTCTTCAATCTTTACAAGCTCTTCATCTACAGATTCTACAGCATTTGAAATTACTTCCAAAACTGTAATTGCCAAAAAGTCATACTTAATTACTCCAAGTTCATCCAACTCTGTGTTTCCACCATTTTCTACAAACGCAGATGCTACTCCATCCTTTGTATGAACAACTGGAATATATTCCCAAACTGGTTTATCCATAATAAGACATCCACCTGCGTGCTGACCAACCTGACGCACCTGTCCTATAATTTTTGGAGTAAAGTCCAAATATGCTTTATTTCTCTCGTAAGTTTCATAAAGAACTGGATGATTTTCTGCATACATTTTCATATTTTCTTCAAAGCTCAACTCTTCATCAAGTTCCTTACAGAAATCATTACTCTCTTTAAATGGCACTTCACACTTTCTGAGAATATCCTTAATTGCAGAAGCTAAACCAACTGTTCCATAAGCCGCTACGCCCATTACTCTTTCGGGGCCATACTTTTCAATAAGCATTTGCTTTGCAGCTTCTTTTGCTTTTGGCTCGAAGTCTGTATCAATATCCAAACCACCAGAACCGCCACGTTTAATCTGAACAATTTCAAGAGGCTTTGATAAATCTACTTTGTCTGTTTTACCCAAAAAGAACGGAAGAACATATCTATCATCGCATCTTTTTTTTGAATTTAAAATTTCATCAGCTATATTTATTTTTTCATCTTCTAATAACCACTTTGCTCTTCTTAGCTCTTTAAGAGCACGATCTTTATATTCTGGATACTCTTTTATTTTTTGAGCAACTAATTTCTTTAAATCTTCAAAAGTCATAAATTTTCCTCTAAAATTTCTTCTATAATTTTATAATCCCAATAAGGAATTGTCAATAATTTTATTTTTTTATTTTTTGCAAAACACTTTTTTATATCATCTCTTTCTTTTTGCTCTAACAGATTTTTATTACCGCCAAAATAATCTATCGGTTTATAATGTTGCACACCTTGATACTCAATTAAAAGATTTTTGGAAGGAATGTAAAAGTCAAATGGTAATGGTTTTTGGGCTTTTCCGCAACAATCTTTGAAAATAAATTCTTGATTATAACTTATTCTTTTTGCTTCTAAGTAGACTCTAATTTTTCTTTCACCTTTACTTTCTCTGCATTTTGGGCAACTGTTATTCTGGTTTTCAGAAATATGATGCATTGGTGTTTGAAAAAAACTTCCGTGTTTTGGGCAAATAATTTCTATTTTTGTATGATTATTTATATAATTTACTTTTGAGTAATCATATCTATCACCATGAATTTCTTTTGCTTTTTTAACAAACTCTTCTGTTGTTAATCTTCTTTTTAAGGATCTATCATCTTGAGCGCATTTTGGACACTTATCTCCGCTTAAATGATTTGTTGGTGTTTGAAAAAAACTTCCATGTTTTGGACAAATAATTTCTATTTTTGTTTTTGCATTTATATAATTTACTTTTGAATAATCATATTTATCTCCATGAACTTCTTTTGCTTTTTTAACAAACTCTTCTGTTGTTAATCTTTGCTTTTCCCCTTTTTCTTTAAGTTTTTGTTTTCCACAGTCTGGGCACCCTTGTCCTCTAAAATGCTGTCCAGGAGTCTGTTTAAAAGAACCATGTTTTGGACAAATAATTTCTATTTTTGTTTGATAATTAACATAATTAACCATTGAATAATCATATTTATCACCATGAACTTCTTTTGCTTTTTTAATAAATTCTTCTGTTGTTAATTTTTTAGTAGTCATATATTTATCTTGTTACCGATCGAACTTTTATAACAAATTTATCTCTCGTTAAAATAATCATATTTTACACTCACTAATCTTTCAGAAGATACAAACCTTTCAAACAATAATCCAAGTTTAATTGGATCAATTACCCAAGAAGTAATTCCAAGACAAGCACAAGTCAAACTTCCACCTGCAGAACCGCGCCCACTTCCAAGCATATACTCCTGCTGTTTTGCCCAATTAATTACAGAAGACAAATTCAACAAATAACGATAAGCACCCTTCTTTAAAAGAGTCTCAAGTTCTAGTTCAAGTCTGTCCTTATATTCTTGTGGACAATCATCATAATCACAACCAAAATGCTTTGCCAGTCCTTCTTTTGCAAGTTTTACAAAATCTTCTTCCTCATCAAAAGAGAATCTTGGCAACTTCATACCTGTCCCCAAAGGAATAACAAAATTGCACTTTTCTGCAATCTTATCTGAATTTGCACACCATTCTTCTATTTGTTCATCTGTGTATCCATAATTCCAACCCTTGTTAAACTGCTTGAAATCATCTACGCTCTGATAGAACAATGATTTACACTTGTATGTATCATCTCCTTCTGAATCTTCATCTTTTCTAAGATTGAAAATAAATCTCTGAGTTTGCGCACCTTCTCTTGTTGCATAATGCACGTCGCCCGTAATTACAACGGGAACGTTATATTTTTCTGCAATTTTTATAATCCAATCATTATATTTCTTTTGGTCTTCTACAAGTTCGTTTAACTGAATTTCGGCATAAAAGTTTTCGCCAAACTCATCAACAAATCTTTTAAAATAAGCTTCTGCTTTTTCTTCATTGCCTGCAAGAACGCATTGAGAGAATATAGATGCCAAACAAGCCGAGCCTACAATTATCCCTTCTTTGTATTGAAACAATTCTTCAAATGTATTTCTTGGTTTATAATAAAAGTGATCTTCATCAATGTTTGAGATATAATTCAAATGACAAAGATTTTTCCAACCAGTTTCATTAGAAGCCAAAAGAATAATATGATTATAATGAGTTCTCTTTCTTTTCTTACCTTCCATTGTTACCAATTCTTCTACAAGATATCCTTCCATTCCGAGAATTGGTTTTACACCTTTTGAAATTGCATACTGTTGAAATTTAAAAAGTCCAGACATCATTCCGTGGTCTGTTAAGGCAAGCGCTTTATGCCCATTATTTACTGCCTGATCTACTAATTCTGTTACTGAAGATACAGCGTCATAAAATGACCCCTCTTTACTATGAACATGTAAATGAACCATCTTTTCACCTCTTTTTCTTTTAATTATACCACAAATAAAAAAAGCAGTCAAGACTGACTGCTTTTTGAGTTCTTATGTTACGGCGTTATTCGTCAAGGAACGGTTTTCGCCATTTTGCTGCTGGTTTTACAGTAAACCAAGTTGGCTTTACAATTTCTATTGTTGCCTCATTAGTGCTACCAAGATTTCCTGCTATAGCAGGACATAAATAAAGATCTATTCCATTACTCTTAAACTTTTTTAAAGTTTCCACAAACTCATCAAGAACAGTAACATCCGCATAAAGCGAATCGCCTTCAACATGGAAATTTGTAATTGTGCCAACCAAATGTTCAATATCGGCATCATCTTTAAAACCATCATCTGGCACATTATCAACTAATGGAACAATATAATCTCTATTTTCTTTTTCAAACTCTTTTAAAGTTTTTAAAGAATAATAATATCCATTTGCATTTACAATATCAGCTCTTAAAAATTCAACTGTCTTTTTCATTCTATTTCTCCTTTTTCTTTAAGTCTATCTATTTCTTTTTTAAAAGAAGGTGAGTTGTTATAGAAGTAATCAAACACCTCATCTTCTGGTATAGCCTCTAATTGTTTTAAACAATTATCAAGAATTTGTAAACTTTCTTCTTTTGTCATTTTTCAACCTCGTCAAACGATTCTACATATTTAAACATTTTCTTTGGTATAAGTTTTTCAAGTGAAAAAAATGTCCAAGCTTCGGGTTCACTACATTCAGTTCCTGAAACTTGCTTCCAACCTGATAAATCTGGCTCTTTTTCCATAATAAAATCATTTTCATTTTCCCAAGCGTCAGTTTCTCGGTAAAATACCTCTGTATGCCCAATATAAGTAAAACCAATCTCGCCTCTGTCATTTCTTACAGTAAGCTCTATAATATATTGCCTATAAACACCTTTATTTTCGTTTCCTATGCTGTCATAAGGAACTTCGTGCTTTGGAACAAAGTATTTTGCTTCCATTTTTAATCCTTAAATTTTGCAATGTCTTCTTTTGTTACTCCAAGATTTACAAGCAACAAATTAAGATATCCCATAGCATCAACTATATCATTAACGCGCGGTTGCTTATCAGGACAATTCTTAATTCTTGAAAGTTTATCATCAAGTCTTTGATAAATTCCATTAAGAGCTGGTGTATCTGGCCCCATAAATCTTGCAAATAAACCAAGTGGCTGAGAACCAATATTACCATACTGAGCGTTTTTATATAACAAAAGATCTTGAACTCCCTCTGTTATTTCTACTATTTTATCCTGCACTTTTTCAAACTCCATTTAATTCCTCCATTAACTGTTTCTAAGTTATTTTCGCTCATTCACAACTCCTATCAATGGGTATGAAACATCGTCTGAGCAGTCGCATTCCCAGTCTATTAAATAAACTCTTTCAAATTTTTCATTAAGTTTTTCAAAGACTGTCTGAATGTCTTTAAAATAATTAAGCCATTCTCCGCTACCATTTCTTCCCATATGACACTCAATAACCCAATACTTATTCTGATACTCATTTGGTATTTCTTCACCAAACCCGTTTGCTACTACTTCGGCAATTGTGTCAACCCAAAATCTGTCTTCTTTATCTATTTCATTAAAGCAATCTTTAATCTTTTTGATAAAATCCTCATCTTCAACTTTTAACCAAGTTTCATTATATTTGTTTTCTATCTTTTCCATAAGCAAATTATATATAAATATATAAAATTTGTCAAGAACAAATTTTGCTTAAATCTATTTTTTTCGCATGTATTCAAGATAAAATTAAACGGAGGTTTTAGTTTAATGGCAGCAGATAAAAGCAAAAAACTTTCGCTTCTTAATGAAGAACTTGACGAAGAATCAGCAACATACATTCAAGAGTCAATTGAAAACTGGAAAGAGGGTGTTATGGCCCAGCTTCAAGAAGAAGTAGAAAGAGCAAAAGCAGACAAACTAGAAGAACTGGAAGAGCTTAATCTTAGATACCGTGAGCAGTTGGCAGAAGAATATTCTGACAAACTTACAACAGCTCTTGCAGAACTTAAAGAAAGTGTTAAAGCTGATGCTACCGCTAGCGTATTGAAAAACAACCCAGAATTAAAAATTCTTGAACAAATTAAAGATTTGGTAGCCCCACTTCTTGATGAAAACTTCAGAGAAAATTCTTATTCTGATACAATCGCTCAATTAGCGGAAGAAAACGCAGCTTTAAGAAGAGAACAGGAAATTACAGAGGGCGCACAAGTACTTGCTGAACTTCTTGCACCATATGCAGACACAACTCAAAAGTTGGTTCTCTCTATGATTAAAGAAGGTAGCCCAGAAGAGGTAACTGAACAATTCTATAGTATTATGGAATCGCTACAAGACGTTTTTGGTGAAGCTGAAGACGGCGACGATAACGGAGATGACGGCGACGACGATGACGACGCTAAGAAATCAAAGAAAAACGGCGACGACGATGACGATGACGAAAACGGTGACGATGATGACGACGAAGACGGAGAAGATGATGACCTTGGTGAGTCTTTCTTAGACGAAGGATTCTATGGTGATGACGATGACGATGTAGAGAATGACAAAGATTTCTCTAAAATCAAAAACATTATGAAGTCTTATATAAAATAATTAGGAGGAAGATATATAAATGCTTACAAATAATTTAGTTGATAAAGCGCGTTTTGAAGAGCAGCTTAACGACCGTTGGTCTTGGATCACAGAAGACATCGAAGATGCCGAAACAAGACTTAATACTCAATTGGTTCTTGAAAACTCATATAGATATATGATTCAAGAAGGTTCTATTGCACGCAACTGGCTTGAAAATAACATTCTTTCAGAAGAAGTTATCGAAGAAGCGCCACAGATGAGAGGAGCAGTTGGTGATTATGTAATCCCTAAAGTAATGTTCCCAATCATCAGACGTGTTATGCCAGAACTTATTGCTAACAAATTGGTTTCAGTTCAGCCAATTCAGCAGCCAACTGGTGTAATTTACTACATCAATTACGACTACTCAAATGACAAGGGAACTATCAAAGCAGGCAACGAATTCTCTGGTGCACCACAGCAGACAACTCCAGCTTTCGCTACATGGTACTCTTCAGAAAAAATTGGACCTTTTGTTGCAAAAACAGATAAATCTACTGGTGTAGTTGACTTCGGTGCACAAACTGGTATCACAAACTTCTTGGGAACAAACCCAGCTGAATATAAAATTAAACGTTTCGAAGTTTACAACAGAACAACAGGTAAAGCAATCGCTACTGTTTATGGTGGAAGCAAAGATAACGTAACATTTGACCCTGCAACTGGTGCTATTACAGTAACAGTTCCAGCATCAGCATTCTTCGGCGACGAAGATAATGAATTTGAAGCATTCTTGGTATACGATCAGGAAGGAACTTCAAAGATTCCAGAGATGGAATTCCACATCGACCACATGAACGTTGAGACAACTGAACGTAAATTGAAGGTTAGATGGACTAAAGAAGCTGAACAGGATATGATGGCTTATCACAAGATCGACGTAGAACAGGAGCTTGTAAAAGTTGCTTCTATTCAGACAAACTACGAAGTAGACCGTGAAGTTATCAGATTCATTGATGATCATATCATCTCTGACCTTTCTCAGATTCACAACTGGACAGACGACGCAGCAACTACAGGTAATAATACACAGGGTAACTACCTTGATAGACACCGCTGCTTGGCACAGAAACTTTATGCTGCTTGTACAAAAGTAGCTACATTCAACCACCTTGGACCATGTGATTGGGCAGTTGTATCTCCAAAGATTGCAGCAGTTCTTCAGATGCTCCCAGACTGGAAAGCAGGTGAAATCGCTAGTGGTAAATCAACTTACTACAATGCTGGTACACTCGGAAACGGTTCTTTGGCAATCTACGTTGATCCAAACAGATGCGGTGCTCAAGAAGACGAAATCACTCTTGGATACAAATCTAAGGATTCAACATACGGTGCTGGTGTAGTTTACTCACCATACGCTAACTGGATGTCAGGAACAGTTGTTAACCCAGACAACTTCAACAACGTAAGAGGATTCTTCAACAGATATGCTATTTCTATGGCACCTCGTGGAGAATACAACTACGCAAGAGTTAGAATTAACAACTTGTAA